CTTCCCGTTAGTATCTTTACGTAGTAGAACCTTGTTAGTATCAATATCTAGTAAGTATTGGGTATTGGTTTCTGAATCAACCGCCCACTGTCCCCTGAACGTCGTCGGGAATGATACATCCTCTTTGATTCCCATTGTCTTCCTCCTCCATAAATTTTCTAGTTTGATGTTGTCGTGGTGAATATGATAGCACCAGTAGCATACTGGGATGTCCCCTTCCCAGCAGGTCATTGAATCACAGACATCTGCCTTACAAACATTACACCGCATTTTTACTATCTCCAATACGTAAGCGGGGTTTAGGCCAAGGTTTATTAAGTTGTTCTTCACTGTTCTTTAAGAACTTGTGGATCTCAGTGATCGGAATAGCAATCCCGATTCCGGTTGGTCGACCCCGATAGTCGATGTGCATGGCAGAGATGATACCCACCACCTCTCCTTTGTCATTGAATGCCGGACCTCCACTATTGCCTCGATTGACTAAAGCATCAGTGTCAAATCTCCAACTAAGTGTCGGAACATAACACCAAATACGGGAAATAATTCCTTGGGTAACAGTCCAGTATAGTTCGAGGGGGTTACCAATCACAAGCAGGTCTTGACCAACTCGGCAATAATTAGACTTCTGGACTCGTGCGTAGGGGAAGTTCTGAGCTGAATTTAATATACGAACCAACCCAAGATCTCTTTGGGAATCAAATGCAATCCGTTCACAGCTATAGGTGGTTCCTTCCAAAACCTTAATGTTGATAACAGGGGATGGCAGTCCTGCCACTACGTGAGCAGCGGTCAAGATTGTTCCTTTCTTATCTATGATTACACCAGCTCCTACCCATTCTTGGGAATCGTCTACAGCGAAGACAACAACAGCGGTGGCCACCAGTTTTTGAACTTGGGTCTGAGGCCACCTCTTTATGATAGCTTGGTGGTTACTTGTCGGTAATACTACTGCTATAATGATAAGTAAACTTACAAGTAAACTTGTCATAAGGCGGGGTTTTTTAGAGACAGGCTTTCTTTCTAGCATGGTTTACTCCCAGCCTTCTTTTTTACAAACTGCCATGCCCCGCATTTAGGGCAACTGTTTTGTTTGTATACACCCGCCTTACGAATACGATCTCTACCTGCCCTCATCTGGCCAAAATATCCGCACGTTTGACATTTGTTGGTGTTGTTAGTCAGTGGATAAACTTTAGGCATTGAATCAGGTGCCCAAGCTTTAATCGCGATATAAAGTTCTTCTGTAGCAAGAACGTCTTCTATGTTGTATTTCTTCATCTCATCCCAAGCAAGCTTATTCCCTTTCATACATTCAATCCATAAAGACAGTCCTTTGAACTTACCGTGAGTTAGTTTCTTGTGATTTTTACAGAGTTTGTCAGTAAGATATGCGAGTTTGTTAGAAGTAAATGCAGCTACCTTTTTGACTAATCGGTAAGTATCGATGTGCATATAAGGCTTAGGAGGATTCATTCCGTGAAGCATAAACCTCGTAGCAATCTTTCTACTGTCAAAGCTCTGTCCGTTTTGAGTAATGACTATGTCTGCTTCATTCAATAATTCCCAGAGAGGTTGAAGGATTCCTTTGTCATTTCCAATTTTGGTATTACGCTGATCGTAATAGATAAGTTTACTTTTTGGGTCACCTAACCATTTAGCAGACCAAGCCATAATATACCAGTCTGTGTGTAATTGATTAAATCCCACACGTTGTTTCCCTAATTCCCAGATATAGACTAAAAGTGGACTTACTTCTATATCAAGAATGAGTACATTAGACCGGTTAGTATTTTTCATATTGGTTACTCCTCTTTATCTTATCTTTTTCACCTTGTTTTAAAATATACATGAACTTGATGATTATGTTCTCAACAGCTGTAATCCACAGGTGTTCAACCTTCAGGCTAACTTTATAGCCGTACACCTGGAGGATACAGATCCATAGATGCAGAAGCTCATGGAGCAGAGTAGACCCAAAGTCAGCTACAGTCTTATGTGCAGATTGGCTGATAGCTATCTCGTATGAGCGGTTACTGTAAGTTCTACGGGTACAATAGCCACAATCTCCTTCCGGCAGCTTGTCTACTATTTTAATCTTGACATTGAATTCATTCATATTACTTCGTTATGAACTTAGGATGCTCCCACCCCAGTTTAATCCAAGTTTGAGGCCATGGTTTTCGTGGTACAAAGAACTTCCAGTCAGCAAATTTATTCGTTTCAACTATATAGGAGCCATCAAAACTATAGAACAAAAGTCTACCCCTCTTAATATCCACTAACTGATAAATCCAACTTCCGTCGGCATTATTATCAAAAAGTCGTCCAATGTGCTTTTTCGTTAATTTCATACTACCTCCAGTTATTTTCCTCTACGGACTTGTTCTTGTGACAGCCCTTGCAAAGTACTTGTAATTTATCCGCTTTAACAAACAATCTCTCTATGTAATTATCCCAGGTGGTAAATCCGGTTGCTGGGCTGATAACCGGATCAATGTGGTCTACTTGAATTAACTTCTTAGGGAATACGTTGTCACACTTAGCACACTGGTAAGAGTCTTTAGCTGCTGTGCCGAGTACTTCTGCTAGTTGCAGAGCGAGTCTTCGTTCAGGAGACCATCTCCAGATCTTCCTCAAAGATCCAAAGAGGTATCCCTTGAGATTAAACTCTCTTAGCGTTTTTGATTTGACAAATTTTACCTTCGCCATTGATTTTCACCATTTCCCCTTTATAAATTATATCGAGCCATTTTGTTTTTGATATGATTTTCGTACACCTTCTATCACACCAGCTCGGGTCGTCGTGTTGACACATAAAGATCATAAACTTATTTGCCTTTAGCCTCATTCCAATTCCTCCCTGCATGGATGCTAACCTTAAGTGGAACATCCAGCTCTACCACATTCTCCATAATGTGTTTGATGTCGTCAAGCGCTAAATCAACTTCCTCTGGATCAACTGAGATCAGTACCTCGTCATGAACCACAAGGTGTAGCCGGTAGCCAGCAGCGGTTAACTGAATCATAGTTAGCTTCATGATATCGGCAGCTGATCCCTGAATCGGAGAGTTGTTGGCTTTCCGTTCCGCACTGCAGCGGATATAAAAGTCTTCTGAATTAATCTCGGGTAAATAGCGCTTTCTACCATACATAGTCGAGACATAACCGACTTTCCTAGCGACCTCTACATTCCTAACTTGCCATTCTTTAACCTGCGGGATGTTATCCCAGCACTGATTAAGCATTCGCGTCGCTTCATTCACTGAGCATTTAAAGACTTTCGCAAGTTTTTTAGCTTGCGCCCCGTAAGATAAAGCAAGGTAGAAAGTCTTTCCGATGTCTCTACCGTCTGGTTTTTTCTCCCATGGTGTGTTTCTGATAAGTGCTGTATACAGATCTTGATCTGTTTTGAGTACATCCTGTAAGTACCTGTCCTTTGTAATATGAGCTAGGATTCTAGGTTCAATCTGGCTGAAGTCAGCTACAATAAGAACCTTATTCTCATCAGCAATAAACAGCTCCCTAACTTGCTTAGCGATATCTGAACGTATCGGAATTTGCTGAAGGTTTGGATTTGAGCACGAGAGTCTGCCGGTGCTGATTCCTTCCAACCCATCTCTGTTGGTGTCTTCCTCGGTGATCTGATTAAACGTAGCGTACACACGGGGAAGCGTGGGAAGAGCACTTAACGGCTGAGTAAAGGAGGTGTAGAGTTTTCGTAAAACCGAGTGTTCTAACAAGAGATCAATAAATGGATCTCCCACATAACGCTCTAAGACAGCCCTCCTTACACTCAAGTTACCTTTGGAAGTCATTGGTAACCGAAATCCCTTCGCCTGTAAAACTGGAGATAACTGTTTGCTGGACCCAATGTTAATGTCACCGCAATGATGCTTACACTCTGCAAGAATTTCCTCTAACCGAGTGTTAACCTTAGTGTCGAGGGATTTCAATAAGTTAACATCTATGCTAATTCCCCGACACTCCATCCCAAAAAGCACTTTCATGACAGGGAGTTCGATCTCTTGGTATATACGTAAGCTGTCTTTATCCATACTCGATAGAAAGTACTCGTAAAGACGTTTTGTCGCTAAAACATCCGAACAACAGTAGGCTGCTACTTGATCGACTGGAAGTTTATCCAGGGTGGTTTTAGTAGTCTTCACTGTACGTATAACTTCCGGTCCATCTAGCTTAACTCGTTTGGTCTTACCATTTGCATCAGTTACTGTATGGAATTTCTTTAATTTTTCATGCACTTCAGTAACCGTTGTCATTTGGTCATACGTGGACCACTCCATTCCTAAGAGATCTTTTGCCAAGGCCTTCAGGGAGTGCGAACGCGAAGATCCGTACAAACTATAGGACATGAGAGCGGTGTCACCAACCAAACTTTCACTCGTGAGTGAAACACCCCATTTTAATAATAGTTTTGCGTCGAACTTCAAATTATGTCCGATAAGGCACACTTTTGCAAGTAACTGACATAGTTCGACAGTTATTACCGTACTGTAATAGAAGTTTATACCATCCTGGGTATATCCAATCCCTACTATCACATCAGCCTCATTTGTTTCGCAGTCTACAAATACAGGCCGTTGTAGGTCAAATACTCGACTTAGAGTTGAGATATCAGGATTAATAGAAACTTTCACAAGTTAGTTTACAACTTCAGGAATGAGCGTCGGTTCTTCTGGTTTCGTTGGTTCAGTCACTTTGATCTGGTCAAAGAACTTCTTGTTGAGGAGCATATACTGATCCAGAACATTCACCACACCAGCCAGCTGTTGCACAGACACCGCTAGACCCTTCAAAGTTGTCTCTATTGAGAACAAACGATCTTCAATTGGGTTATTCATTACTTTATCCTCCATTCAATATTATTTTGTAGCTCTAAAACATTTAACAACCTATCTACTAACAGTTTAACATCTTCAGTACGACCAAGATGGTAGGCAAACTCACCCGCAAACTTGTCTTTAGTTAAGAACTTGACTAAAATTCCATTGCTAATTTCTGAGACTATGATTTTGTCTTTCATTTTGATTCCTTCCGAAAACGGTCGTCCAAATCATTACGAGTAAGAGCACCATTAAGGGTAAACATAAGCTCAACCAGAGCACACCCAAGATGATAACACCCAGTATCGGCATCAATATCTTCGCCATCAAGATAAGCAAAGATGTGCCTAAGCGCTGCAGCCGTTGTCCGAGTAGACGTAAGCCCTTTCTTCCAGTTGTATTTTCCATACTTTTTTGCTCCTATCGTTAAGACTTTACCCATTTCATTCATGACCTTTGGATCAAGTAGATCCAGCATGGGCTTTTCTTTATCAAATTTCATTCCTCCTTGCTCTACAGGTACAGGACCAGGATTCCGTGCAGCGTCCATTAGTCGATGATTGGCTGCGTGTGCTTCCCAGTCCAGGCTATCTATGGTCCACCACCCACAATTCGCGCAATGAAACGCTGTAAAGTCACTACTAGAAGTGCCTTCCGTTATAACCATACGTCACCGTTTTCAATAATTTTTTTGTCCTCGTAGGGTGAGCATTTTCTACGATAAAGCTCTAGTTTACAGCACTCCAGTGCTCCTATAAGTTCGTTATAGGTCGAGTAACTTTCACCCTTCAGTTCAAGAAAGGTCTGGCAGATTTGAGTTACCAGGTAGTTAATATCCCCTCCCGTGTCGAGACAAAGTAGTTTTGTTTCTACTGCCTTTCTGCGAGACTTCTCTAAATAGGGCACAGTTTAATCCTCCTTATAGCGTAAGTATGCGATCACTTCGTACATTGTCCAGAATGCACACCAGTAACAGAGCCACTGGATGTTACAAATCTTAGCACAATTTAAACCTACAAATTGCATGACAGCGAACCAGAAGTGTGTGGTTTTCATTTTCGTATATATCTGTCGAATTGTTCTTTGAAACGAACTGTCTCAAGTATTGAAGCAAATTCAGATTTTAATCGCCTCATGACAGTTTTAGGCTTCAGGCCCACAGTTTGAGCAACTTGTAACAGGTTTCGGGTACTTAGAGTACCTGATTTCTTATCAAAACGAACTATCTCAATGTCTTCTACTTCAATTCCCATCCATTCTTCGATAGCAATTGCATACGCTGCCAGCTGAATAAACTGAGAAATGTAGAAGCCCGAGCTAGTCTTGTAGTCTGATAGGGTAATTACTCCATTTCGTTTAGACAGCCTATCAAACCGTCCAGCAAACGTGAGGGAGGGGGAACAAACTAATTCCTCAAGAGCCACAATTTCATCTGATGCAGTGTTAGTCCATTCCATGAACTGCTCAAAGCACCGAACAATAATATCATATTTTGGGTGCAGTTTGTGCTGTTCCACACCACACTTAGCGAACTTAGTATAATTGTACGCTAGATCATGCACTATTGTACCTATGCCTGCTGCTTCGTCCAACTCTATCTTATAGGCTGTAGGAGCTGCTTTTAAGATCTCAAGTAGTTCCATCTTCCCTACTTGTTGAATAGCCCATTCTGCTCCTTTCTTTACTTGCCAGTCAACAATTCTCTGAGATTTAGGGTAACCTTGAGAGATGATTGTAGTAACTCCAACCAATGGTTTGTTGTCCAAGAAGTAGGTATGCTGCTCCTCATCATGCTCTAAGGTATGTCCGTTTTTTTCAGATTTAATCAACACTAGAAATACCCTTTCTCGTCCATTTTTTGAATCAAGTCTTCTGCAGTTTCAATAAGTCCGGTATCTTTACCAGCATGCAGTTGAGCGGCGATGAATAAACTGAGGGTTTTACCTTTAGCTTCTTTTTTGAAGTCTCTACGACCAACCTCACGATTCGGGGTTTTGTCGTCTTTAGGATTTTCTTCAACTACCAACTCTTCTTTAGGCACGTCTAAACGTCTCTTACCAACCGATGTAGCAGCTGCGGGAGCGTCAGTAAGAATCATGGTAATGTAGTTTGTCTTCCCTGATTCCGAGCTATACCCCTTCACATTATAAGTCTTCCCGAGTTGAAAGGCGTCTAGCGTAAGCTCCTCTCCCACCGGCTTGTAAAACTTAGCGTCTGTTCCACGGAACGCTCCATAGTTTGCGTGTTTCTCTACAGTTACCGTTTTCTCGAATGATGTATTATTCATTTTGTGATACCCTCCCTTTTTTCTTGAGTTCTATAATAACCTAGTCCTAATAAACCTGTCATGATGGTCATAAACAATCCGGTGTCAATCTTAGGCAATTCCACTATTTTCCCTATGAAAAGCTCAATGAAAAACACCGTAACGGGAGCTAACAAGCCAGCCCAAGCGATGGCGAATACTCCAACCCAAGCCAATGCAGGTCTCCATCCTGATTTAAACTTACTCTCACTTGCAGCTTCAATTTTGTTAATCTCCGTTTGGTTAGTGTCAGACTGTATGAAAGCTGTGCGAATCTTATCTTCATTTTCCATAAGCAACTTCTGAAGTTCAAGTTCAACCTCGGCTCTTTTCCCAGCGTCGGGAATTTTGTCTAACACTTTTCCTAGTAAAGGAGCTAAAAAACCCAGTATCGGTATCATTGTTGTTCCTCCTGGTCCCACATTACATACTCTAACGTCACATGGCCTTCTAATTTATGTCGCTCATATTCTTTCTCGGTTAATACCTCGTAACATGTCAAGCATCTAAACTTGTCTTCCATATTGCCTCCTATGATGCCTTCTGCTCCACTGGCTCGGTAGTCTCGCTGATTTCTTCAGTCGTAGACTCCCCGCCGGGTTTGGATGTCGTTCTTTTAGTAGTCTTAGTCCGACGTTGTTTCTTTTCCAAATCTTTGTCAGCGTCATAGTCAAATTCTCGTTTTAACATCCATGCTGAGTATAGGCTGGCCAATAACTCAGGGAATAAAACTAAAAACAGCCATATAGGCTCATACCTTGTCATCCATGCTAAGATTGAATCCATAAATCCTTTGTACAACCTTGATGTTTATCATTCTTTTCACAGTCTTTGCAAATGGTCCCTTCACAGATAGGACATTCTTTGACTTCGAGTTCCTTCTTTTCACAAAGAGTGCAGTATAAGTATTTAAGGTCAATCATTGTGCTGTGACCAGAAAAAGTGGCCTACCAAGATACCAAATATCAATGGAATCATGAGATATCTGGATGAGGCTTTTGTGACTATTTTGCTAATTGTCTCACGTTTCTTGCAGTCTGTACAAGCCCAAATATCATAGGCAAGTAGTCCTAATAGAATAGCCACGATTAGCCACACCACCAATATTCCATTTGTTTCTTTTTTCATATCAGTTTACATACGTGCCAAATCAATTAACTTGAGAAGTACAAATTCAATGTATTTACACATGACAGGGAATCCGTATCCTAGTATAACTCCTGCTATCGCATATGCGAGCGTTCTCATTGGTCTTGTTCCTCTGGTTTAATGTAAAGCACATTACCATAATTCTTAGCAAGATCCTGTGCAATTTGTTCTTTACTTCTTTTTGTCTTAAACACACTAATATGTCCGTCATTTTTAGACATGGTAAGTAATAAATCCGTCTTGTCTTGTTCTGTCTCAAGTCCTAGCTCAATGCACTTCTCATAGAACTTTATAAAAAAGTCTGCGTTTCCAATAAAACCTAATGCCATATAACTCTTCCTGTGATGGGGCAATTTAGAGCCATAAGCTGCTCACTTGAACGTAAATTAACTTGGGAATTCCGAACAAGATGTGAGTGAGTTTCCACATGACCCATTTACTGCGATTGCTCCAGCGTCGTTTAATAAACATCCCCGCTTGTTTAACTGATGGAGCGATAAAATCATCTTCGATATCCGAGATGCTATAGGCATGGCCAATAGATTTAACTCGAACCACCGGCCTCCAAGCATACCATCTCATGTATCCGCGTTCAATACTTACTCCTTCACTTCGGATATCACCGTCAATATCTACAATCACATGACAAGTCCGCATCCCCACGTTTTTGTCAATGATCCATTTAGATAGGAGGTCTTCTTTGCTCAACATGTTTAGTTTCTGTTCTGTGTTTGGGACTTTCTCAAGTAAGGCCGGACTCCAAACTTCAAATCCAAGTGACTTTAAAATTCTAGTGGCCTTGAGTGCTTTTTGACGAATAGATTTACAGGTGAACCCTGTCATTGCCTGTGCTAAATAGATTCTAATCTTCATGACTTCTTACCCCGTTTTCTGTCAATTTGCTTTTGTGCTTCTGCTTGATGCACTGGTTGCGCATAAAAGTAACATTGAAGTTTCCAATTAGTAGGAAATACCCTTCCTTTATCCGTAACCCACCACTTAGCTCCAGTAGCTTTATTTTTAACTACGATTTTATTTTTGTGAAAAACTTTAGTTTGTTTCATATTAAACATAGCCTTTAAATTCAATTTTAGTGCTCTCATCTTTTACAATGTCATCGATGCTAATGATAAACGGCCTTTGTCTTATAGTCCAGCTTGTTTTTGAATGAAACACTTTTATCTGACCACCAACACTTTTGAATGATAATTGAGTATCCACAACATTACGTTTTGCCTTCGATCCTCTTACGTCATTACCGACGTAGTCTTCATTAATAATCACGTTTCCCTGCCTGTCCATCGTTGCTTGCTTTTCATGATCGATGATAATAAATGTCGTGTTGTACTTCTTGCGCATCGCTTTAAGTAAGTCGTAGATTTTTAAAATGTCCGTAACGTCATTTTCTTTACCAGTTAAAAAGTCTGCAAATGCATCAAGGATTACTACGTCGGGTTGATGCTTTTCGAGAAGACCTATAAACAGTTTTATCCCCCGTTCCTTGTCTAATTTCATACCCTTCTGGAACGAAAACAAGAGTGTACCTTTCGGTGCTTTGTAATTCTTCCCATTTCCTAAGAGTCTTAAACGCTTTTTGAAAAAGGCTTTCGGTTTTTCTTCGTCGATGTAAAGAACCCTGCTTATGCTTGTAGGGAATTGTCCTAGCCATTTTCCACCTCTCGTAAGTTCTAGTGCTAAGTCTAATGCTACCCACGTCTTACCTCTCTCCGCCTCACCACACAGTAAGACCATGCCTGATTTAGGTATGTAGTTGTTCACGATCCAGCTAGGCTCTGGAACATTCTCTAGTACGTCATCCATTGACATAATTTCTTCATCTTCAGGAGTTACTTCGTTGGACTGGTTCGTACAATATTTTCCACTCTCAAATCGATGTGATATATCATCTATTTGATCTTCTAAGTCATCGTCGTTTATAGGGGGGGTATTCTTTTGATTCCAGTCTCTTATAAGTTGTGCTGACACATCACTAGGCAGTCGGCTGAAGTAGTAAGAAGCAAGTTTAACTAATGCTGCGTGCCGACCACCTATGTTTACGCCTTGCTGCAACGTCGAGATCCATTTGAAAGCTGGGTCTGTCATGGTTGAGGCGTGTGTCGTGTCTTTGTCTAAAAGTAGGTCTATTAACCATTGGGGTGCCTCTGCTATATCATAATCGGCTGGATGATGAATCCAACTGTAATCTTTATAGCAGTTTACTGAAACAACATAGCCAGCATAACCTCGAACGTCTACTTTAGGTAAGATAGCTACGAGCGTGGTCTTCACACCCTTCAAAACCGTTGGAAAATTAAAGTAGTAGTGATAACCTCGTGGAGTTTTAACAGTCCAGGTTAATGGTATCTCCTTGTTTTTCACCTGTGTAATTCCTTCCTCACCATCTACGTCTAGAACCAAGAGATTAGATACCGGTCCTGTGATAATCCCGATCCTTGATTCAGGGAATTTTTTAAACCACTGCGTCACTTGCTCTCTAGTCGGACGGGTGTTATAGTACTCACCCCATTGGACAAGTGCCTTCTTGCCTTCCAAAGGAATAGGTACCAAACCACCGTCGTAATATTCAAGTGCAGTAGAGCAGTTCATTTTAACTCCCTGTTAATTTAAGAAATCCCATGGGGGTTTGTTTACTGGTTTTTTCTTACGCTTTTTCTTAGGAAGAATGCCTTTCATAGTGGTTTTTACATTTCCTAATTGTATAATTGTTGTATGATTTTTTTGTGAGACTAGAATAGCCTATTTGTCTACTTCAGATGCATTGATTTTCCAACCAATTACATTCATATGTTTCTCGTTAGTCTAAGAAGTCCCATTCGGGATACGATGGTTTGTTTACTGGTTTTTTCTTACGCTTTGGCTTTTTCATTTCCTTCTCCTTTTTGTTAGGGGGCACTATATACCCCGTCTACTGCCTCTACTCACCAAACTATTTGAAGAATCTTTGAAGTTTTTTTACGAGTTTAATTACTTGATTATCAACATTTTCAATTGGTGTATGCAACAACTCTGCTATTTCTCGCATAGTTTTTCCCTCCCTGAAGAGCAGATAAAGAATACCGTATTGTTGCATGGATAACTCTTTTTTTAATAGGCCAGCTTCAAAAGCAGTTCTTAACCGCGCTCGTGCTATTGCAAAGAATGCTTGACTTTCTGTGTCATACTCGCCTTGCCTTGTATGCCAAGCCTCAAGGCTGTCATCTTCAGTTAGAGTTAGAGAATAAGGAGGGTGCCCGTGAGGAAAATAAAACTCCCCTTCATTCCATCCATAGTCTAAACTGTCTATTACACGTCGTGCTTTCATATTAAGTATCCTCCTCATTAGAGTCTGTTTCTTCATCCTCAATTTTGCCATGTTTCTCTTCCCAAGCATCACGCTTTAGGTCGTTGCTCTCATCGGTGGTAGTAGTGACGTTTCTACTTTTGCATTTGAAACAATACGGCGATAATATTGCGCTTTGTGTAGATAAGTCTGGGTATTGGTGCCAATGAGCATTAAATGAATGTCCACAATCTCTGCAGTGTCCGTCGATAATCATGTAGTCTCCTTTAAGCTTTTAATCCAAAGGCCAGTATCTAGCCAGTCGTCTGGGGTAGCTTTTAAGTGACTTGATGATTCTCTTATTAAGTTAATTTTTTTATACATGTCTTCAAGTTTATTCCGCATATAAGACGGTCTAATGTATCCGCTATTCGATTCCGTTACTTCGTAGAATTGATTAAGCTCATCCTCTGAAAAGGTACCGTTATCACCATAGAAGTTATCCATTTGTTTATCCTCTGACTCATCCCAACGCGTGTCGTTTGTATTATCTATCATAATACGCCCCCCTATCTTACAGAGTATGACAAGATTAATTGATAAACAACCCACAATAGAATCCCACTAACGATAATAACATCAATAGTCCCTAAGACATAGTTTAATTGATCAAGTGTCATTTTATTCTCCTTTTATTATTCGTCTTCGTTTTGCTCATAATCATCACCACTTAAGCTCTCATTTGACTCATCAAACCAAGAACGAACTTCTGTTGACTTACAAATAGGGCATTCCTTCCAGAGGTTGTTATCAAATGAAGACCATTGGCAATTACTACATTTTGACTCTAAACAACTCACATTAATCCCCTTCAATTAATGTAGGTTTAGGATTATAGAAAATATTTCGTTCTTTTGGACTTGCACCCTGTAAAAATTTTTCATAAAATACTAATGTTTTAGAATCCGTATCATTATTTTGATAAACTCTTGCCTTTAATTTTTTCTCTATCCACCAATCTGCTTCTTCTTTACTTACTCCAATAATCACCACTTTACCGTGCTCTAGAGTTGGCTCGGGCGGAAGGGTTATTTTATGTATATTATACATTTTTTGATTGCCATCTATTACTACAGAAGCTGGTTTCTCTGCCTCCAATTTCTTACAGAATGTTTTTAGTTCGCCTATAAAATCTCTAGTCATGTTTTCCTCCCCTAAGTAAATTTACATTATTATAGCCCAAGAATTTCGATTGCTTTTTCAATAGCAGTAGACTCGGCAATCCTAGCAGCAGAAGCAGACCAAGTAGCAGCAGAAGCAAGCCCTATAGAATAAGCAGTTCTAGCAGCAAACACAGCAGACCAAGCAGCAGCACTAGCAGTAATTGAAGCTAATTCAGCAGCCTTAGCAGCAGAAGCAAGCCCCATAGAATAAGCAGTTCTAGCAGCAAACATAGCAAGCCTAGCAGCAGCACTAGCAGCAACCTTATTTGCTTCGCTCGGATCTTGTAACCACCGTTTTGCGGCCTCAATTGCTTGTCTAGGTGCTAGACTTGGATACATAGTCTCATATTTATGTAGGCACGGCTCGGCGTTATAAATACTGTAAGTTACAAGTTGATCATGTGTAAATAAGCTACACACAAGCCAATTAGCGTAGTTAGAATGTGCTTTTTTTACACACTGTCTTAAGATGTGTTTAGCCTCTTTGTTCTTTTGTTTCTTGAACCATACTATCCCATCTCTGCAAGCGTGCATAGACTTCAGTTGTGTCAATGTTATTTTCATTTAGTTATCCTCCGTAGATTTAATCAACCACACATTTACTTTTCTACATTTAAACTTAGCATGAAACTCACTTTCTGCTTTTAGTGTTGGCACCCAAATGTCAATATGATCCTTGTGGCGACGGTGCATTGTGTCATTTACCCTTTTCAGTCCAACTCCTTCAATATAGAGCCAGTCTCCATATCTAACTTTCTTGCTTTGGAGTAAGTCCTGACTAACGGCCACTCCATCCCTACACACCCGTTCTCCTGTAGACGTGATGAATGGGCTGTCATCAGTTTGCTGTGGCACACTTCTATACGACGTAACTTGTAAGTTACCAAGGAATATACTCATCAGAATGAGACTCATGTTTAACCCCCGTGCATGAATATCGAGAAAACCTGTACCTTACAATTGCTTTTTCAATAACAGCAGAAGTGGATTCAGTATTCGGTTCCTTCATGAAGTAAATCTCTACCAAAAGTAAGTATTTTAAGCTGTAACTTCTTAAGTTCGGCATCACTAGCATAACTGGTGATATGGCTGATGGTATGGGTGGCCTTGTTGGCAGCATAGGGAGTATTAATGGCAGTATCATCAGCGACACCACAGCTAGCGATAAAGGCAGCATTGGCGGCGACACAGGCAGCATTGGCGACGGCATCAATGTCATCGTCGTCATCGGCATCAGCATCATTGGCGGCGGCCATAGCATCATGGGCGGCGGTATAAGCGGTATTACGGTTTTCTTTTGTTGGATTCTTCACCCACTGTTTTGCAGCCTCAATAGCCAATCGTGGCCGTTTATCATTTGGCTTTGCTTGCTCATAAGCGTCTAGAACTAATTCAGTCACAAACACTACATATAATATGGTTTGTTTGTATGTCAACAACCTACAAATAAGCCAGTTACTCCAACCATAACGTTTTTCTTGTATCAAAGAGTCCACAATTTTTATAGAGTGGGTTTCATCTTGGTTAGAAAACCATTTTTTTCCCCCTTGACAAGCATCACGCTCTTGTAACCAGCTCAATGTAATTTTCATATTATCTACCTCCGTACTAAATTTTGTGTCTTTTTGGTGTAGCTTCCTTTTGTTTCATGATTAAAGTATACTGAATCCTCTCAAGTTTATCAAGGATTTTTTGTGCTAGTCTTATATCCCGTATTTTAGTATGATCACTTATGTAAACGTCTAGTGAATCGCCCGGGCCTGTAAAGACATAAAACCCCTTGTCGTTTAGATATAGGCGCAACCTTTCGCGCCGTGTGTCGTTATCCCATAGGGGTTTTGGATCCTTTCCCTGTAATGTTCGGATATAAGTTTTCAATTGATTCGCCTCGGATTGCCTATCATATTACGCCCCTTAGATTAGATTATTAAAACTTTCTTGTGGCACCTTGTCAAAGTCTGTATTTCCGTCTAGGAATTTATTAATGTGCCGGCTTGTGGTTCTGCTCCATTTCTTTTCGGTGACGATTGTCCGCCCAGTTACCAAGTTTTCAGAGACAACCGGAGTATTGTAGCTGAAATATATACGCCATTCACTCGTTTCAAGTTGCATTTGATTTGCACCTATTGTTATCAATTTCATATCAGTCAATCCTCCTGTTTTTGTAAAGTTGTAGTTATTTTATCTATACAGCAGTGCTTCTTTTATAGATGTCCATAGGCTGTCATGTCTTGTTGCATATACTGCTATTGAACCAGGAGCGAAGCAACACACAAAACCATAGGACTCTATTTGATTAACTAATTCTCTCTTTGTATCAAAATCATTTGCTGTTTCTGTTGGATGTTCTATACTTCTAACATAGATTAATGTTTTCATAATACCCCCTACTCATTGTAGTCTACCAGACATTCCCTAGTTTGTCAAGGACTTTCTTTTGATGGATTGTCAAGGATATCTTTTGTCATAAATCCGCGCTTGCGCTTACTGTAAAACTTAGGGCAATAGTTCGATACTATAGAAGTATTGCCATATAATATATAACAGTTACTACTAGCTATTTATAATTAATAGCTATTATATAGTATATATTATATATTAGCTAGTTAACTACTATTAGTTAATTAGCTGTTACTACTAGCTAGAGCTGTTACTAAAAAACAATTAGTAGTAGTAGTTAATTAGCTGTTACTACTATCTAGAGCTGTTACTAAAAGACAATTAGTAACTGTCCCCGCTTAGTGTAATTATTGTTTAGTTTATATTAATCTTAGCTAAGTTAGTGCGAATACATAAACTAGCTAACTTATATAATATCATGAAACAGTTAACCAAGAGGTTTTGGCAATACTGTTGTATCTAGGACTCTATGTTTGTCTGCTTAGTTTGTGTAAGGGGTAGGAATTTAGTCATAGTGCTGAATGCAACCCCAACAATTATCCTCTATTTTGTAAAAACAACCTTAGTTTGCTACCTGAAAAAGAATGCTTAATTTCGTTTAAATGGTTTACAAATCCCACTACCACCCCTAATTAGGTGATATAACCCAAACTACCGCCAGCATAATTTTAATAGCCCCCCTTGATTATCAACGCTTTTCAGAGGTGCCTTTTGTGCACTAAAAATAAAGTTAAAGCCATGAGTATCAACTACTTTACTGTCCTTTTTAGCCTACGTAGTCTGCTTGTTTTGGTGAGTGAGACCGTTTAAAGGGGTATATAGTGTAGGGGTACTTATTACGGGGGTGTTATAGTGTCAGTCCACGATTACTACGAAATAGACGATAAAACAGGATTTTACACCATAAAGCCTGGAACGCACATAAAGAATGGGTTTACTGCAGTGCAGAAGGTTGAGTTTTTGAAAATCTTCAGGTCCAGCGCGAATTTCGGGAAAGCTTGTGAAACCATCGGGGTTAATAGACATACCGTTACAGATCACCTACGGTGGGATGATAAGTTCAAGATAGAGAAGAAGAAAGCTGTAGAAGACATATGTGATGACATGGAAGAAGCTCTATTCACCTTGGCGCATAGAAACCCCACTGCTGCCTTCGGCGTTCTGAAAGCCTATAGACCGTCTATCTGGAAAGACCGTTATGAAGAAAGGGGTCCCAATAAAGACCAGAGACTGAAGGATCTGTTTAAAATCAATGCAGAGGATAAAGACAATGGAAAAGAAACCGCCTAGTACAGAAGAATTGAACAAGATGATCAAAGACCTACAACCTGGCGAAACGAAGCATTTTCCAGAGTATGACATGACTATTCATAGACCTGTGAGAGATCTGCCTACAAGATTCGATGAGGCCTATGAACCTAAACAGAAGGCAAAGGTCATAAAGAGTAAAGATATAAAATAAAGACCTATAGTGCTTCTGCACTTGGGTCATCGGTTTCGGGAGAGGTATAGAGTGCGCGAATACAGGCCATTAACTCAAACAGTGAGAGATCGTATAGAACTAATACTGATTGAAGAAATCAATAAGGCACAGACAGACCATATAGACCTCTTTGTTAGTAAAACTACACACAGGTTAATGGCACTCTTTTTTGATGAGATAAACTACAATGCCTCAAGACAGCGCTGACTTACACGCTTTAAAGAAACGATGTCAAACAGATCTGCGCTTTCTCTGTAAGACCATCTTGGGGATGAAGGATTGGGACAATACGTTGCATGACGACTTAGTCCGTGAACTCGCCTTACCCGATAGACACAAGCTTTTGCTTATTCCACGCGGTCACCTCAAGAGCAGCATAGTTACAGTTGGCTGGACTATACAGCAGATCCTCATAGACCCTAATGTTCGTATCTTTATCACGAACGCAGTGTGGGATTTGAGTAGAACCTTTTTAAGAGAGATTACAGGACTGTTACAGGACAAGAGTCCGCTTTCTGACATTTTTGGGCCATTCGACAGTAAAGGGTCAAAATTTACTGAAGACGAGATTACGATCTCACAAAGGACAATCGGCACTGTCAAAGAACCCACTATAAAAACCGGAGGCGTTGAGAAGGCGGTAACCGGTATGCACTTCGACATTATCATACATGACGACCTAGTCGAAGAGAACAACATAGGTACTCCAGAGCAAATCCAAAAGATTATACGGTTTCGCCAAAATGGTCTAGACTTGCTAGACCCAGGTGGTTTAGAGATCATAATCGGTACAAGATGGGCTATGGGTGACTTATATGGTTATCTCATTGAGAATGAGATGACGAGTTTGAATGGTCGACCAGTGAGTGCTACTGAACGATCTAAATGGAGAGAACTTCTTGCGTCTTAGGACATGCGTAGTATGCTAATATCTTTTTATCGGTTTGAAGAATGTGCCTGTGGATGTGGTTCCTGGATAGTTTTCTATCCCGACGGCATTCTTGATTTAGAACAAGGTAATGAATGCCCTCAGTGTCACAAGATGACGACTTACGGAAGTACACCTGTTTTGACTACAGGCAACTAACGGGAATTTCTTACGTCTTAGGGGAGAATGGGTTATGGGGATAACAGCACCGTCTAGTACTGTGAATATATATTTAACAACGTTATCAACTACATTTACAGAGAAGCGGTTTTTTGTGACAGACTCGAATGTCAAGGAATATGCTTTAGAGAATACACTGACACCAGAAACAGATGTAGTTTTATTAAATGGACTTTACCAGATTAGAGGTGTTGGAGCAGCATATCAACCCACGTCTACAAGTATAATTTTTAATACAGCGACAATTTTAACGGCGGGAGATGAAATTGTTGTGTATTTTGAGAAACAACTCTAGGAGGAGTTTATATGGCTAATACAAAAATCCGTGGAAATACACAGATTATTGATGCATCGATTGAAAATGCACAAATTGCGGCGGATGCTGCAATTGTTTATTCAAAATTATCTCTCGCCACTTCTATCACTAACGGAGATCTAGCGGGAAGTATTGCTACATCTAAATTAACTGATGGAGCAGAATTCTTAAAGCGTGATGGATCAGTTGCCTTAACCGCTGCTTTTGATGCAGGTAATTTTAAACTTACCAATGTGGCGAATGGTGTTGCTGCTACAGACGCTATTACCAAAGGTCAGTTAGATACTGCGATTGCATCTGTCAATACGGATGTGAACGTCGTGAATCTCGACGAAGTTATTACACGGGAAATTCCAACAGGATTAGTTAACTCTCTTAATACAGTGTTTACTCTTGCATTTACCCCCGAACTTGGCACAGAGAACGTATTTTTAAATGGTCTTTTGCAAGATCTCGGCGGTTCCGAAGACTACACTATTGCTGGTGCTGTGATTACATTTAATCAAGCTCCACACACTGTGTCAAAAATAAGAGTTAACTACATTAAAATGTAATGCCTCGGACAGAACTTCACCTGTCTCAACTTACTAACACAGAACAGTATGCATTAAATGAGAGTGTTCAGACTACTCAGTCCACTTCCTATGTCTCTGCTTTACAGTTGGTGTTGAATTCTACTGGAACCACCTATCTTGTGTTTGTTTCAGCAGAAGGATTATGTGTAGCGAAGGACAATGATTTAGAGGTTAGACTAATAATAGACGGAGTTACTGAAGCAGCTTCATTTATTGTGTCTATAAAAAGTTCCGACAAGTGGTTTGGATACTCTACTCACTGTCTTCTATCTTTATTGGCTGGTCCTAGAAATATATCCCTTGAGTTTCAATCCATTTCTGGGGGTACAGTTAAAATTCGACGGGCAAGGATATTTGCCTTTGACTTGAGTTAATTATGAGAGATGCGGGATTACCTACTATTATTAATGGTGTTATTGAAGAGGCGAATGTTGAGTACGTGATTAGTTTACCATCTAACTACCACAAATTGATGGTTCAGGCACGTACTAGTGTTGCAGTTAAACTGGCCTTTAAAGTATCAGAGTCTGCTTCTAAGTATGTAACACTAAAAGCTGGAAGTACTTATTCTGATGATAACTTACATAGCAACAATAGTTTATATGTACAATCAGAAACGGCAAACACTGTAATCGAAGTTTTAGTGTGGTCGGGTGGTCCAGACAATGCTTGACACTAATCCCACAGATTCAGACCAACTCTTGGAACTCATCTACCAAGTTCTACAATCCAAGTTTGGAACAGGACACCAACAAGACGATATCCGAGATAAACAAACTAATGAGAAATATGATGTGGCTACTTTAAAAAATAACTACATAAACCAAATCATGTCACTACAAAATCAGATTCCTTCTCCACCGAAGTCACTTCCTTCTGTTTTTAGGAAGGTACAGTAATTTAGGAGACTAGTATGCCGTTATTGTCAGGTAAAAAGAATATGGGTAGAAACATTGCTGAATTGATGGCTACAGGTAGACCTCAAAATCAGGCTATTGCCATTGCTTATGATGTACTACGAAGAAAACGATCTAAGAAGAAAAAGAAGAAGTAATGTCGCTAAGTGTTTACATTAGAAGGGCTGTTGAACATGGTAAAGTGATTTTTCCAGGTAAGTATTGTAGTAACTGTGTTGACCATAAAAATAGAGAGAAACTGAAATGCTTGGAGTGTTTAAGAAAGTCTAAGAGTCCGCACTCATTCTCTTCTCAGTATATGAATGATCCGATTGATGCTGAGTCAGTTGAGTTCAAACAAGAGTGGGTACAGAGGTTCTCTTTTACTTCCGACTTAACAACCCAACTGACAAATACACCAGGAATCATGTCAATTGATCCAGCCGTAGGACAATCTACAGTTAATGACTATACTGGCATAGCTATTACAAAGATCTTACCTGGCAATATGATCTACGTTATGGAAGCAATGCAAAAGCGGATGTCACCACCTCAACTGATAGATGAGGTATTTACTTTACGAAAGACTTATAACATATCAAAGATTTTGTTGGAAACCACTTCATCTCAATTGGTGTTTGTAAGCGCTTTTAAGCAAGAGATGATTAAACGTAAAGATTTCTTTACGATAGAAGAAGTAGGACGTAGTACCAAAGAAACAAAAGCCATGAGAATTCGAGGAATGCTACCTTTCTATGCAAATGGCCTAATTAAACATCGACAAGGATTAACAGATTTAGAGTATCAACTTATCCAGTTCCCACGCAATACTCATGATGACATCATAGATGCTTTGGCTCATCAGGTTCCATTCTGGCGTTCTGGCGAACTAAGCAAAGCTAGTGTAGATTCGTCACCCCACGGATCGCTCAACTGGTGGAAAAAACAGACACCTAAATCTAAACAGTCTGATCGCATTAACAAACTATTCGGGGATCTACTACAAGAGAGGTAATATGACTTACGCAGACCAACCTACAGATGAAGAGAAAGAACCAAAGAACGAAGCAGAAGCAGTTAGAGAAAAACTATCTGCCATCAAGAAAGCCCGCGATCGCCGAGACAAAGTCAAGAAGGACTATCGGTGGACAGAACTTATCAACGAATATAAAGGCCAATTTACGTTTAATGTTGATATCGACATCATGCCTATTAACTTAATTTTTGCCTACGTTAAGACAGAACTACCCTCTCTCTACATCAGAGATCCCCATATTAAAGTCAACCCTAAAAATCGAACTTCTATTAATACCGCTAAGGTACTTGAGGAAGTTATTAATTACATTTGGAAGTACAAGAAGATTAAACGAGAAGTTAAGAAGTGTGTTATTGACGCACTCTTAATCGGCCACAGTTGGGTCAAACTTGGATACACTGGTAAATTTGGAAGTATTGAAGACGAGATGGGAGGATACATTGATACCATCGAATCAGAAGATATTTTCGCATACCATGTGAATTGGGAAGATATCACGTTTAATGATGATTCAATGGACCCACCATATGATTCAAAGTGGATAGCTCACTCTGTTTGGTTGGATGTTGATGAAGTAAAAAGTAACCCCCGCTACAAGAATACTGATGGTCTTACCGCTAGTTTTGAAGATGAGAAAGATATGCCGTCAGAAAGTGAAGAGTCTCATAAAGGTAAAGTTAGGTTACATGAAGTGTGGAATATGGAGAAACAAACTGTTTGTACTATTACCGAAGGTGTGGAGAAGTATCTTGAAGAAAAAAAGTGGCCGTTACAGATGCGTGGATTGCCATTTAGCATGCTGAAGTTTAACTTTAGTAATGATATGGCCTATGGTCTTTCTGATGTTGCTATGTTTGAACCCCAAGTTTTAGAATTAATTAAAGTACGCTCGATGGCTTTGGATCATCTCAAGAGATACAACCGGCAGTTGATAACAACTCCTAATAACATCAATGATGACGAGATGGCAAAAATTAAGAAGGGTGTAACTGGTACTATTGCTTTGGCTGAAGATCCTAGCAAGATCATGGCGTTGCCTTATCCCCCGCTTCAGACTGATATTTACGCTATTGAAGAAAGAATCAAAGAAGATCAAATAAATGTTTCTGGTCAATCTCCACAAGAACGCGGAGCTACCCAAAAGACCTCTACTCGCACAGTCGGTGAATTGAACATGATGCGGGAAGGAGCTGTTAATCGTCGGTCTGAGAAAGTTGACTTGGTTGAAGACTTTGTAGAAGATATAGCGACTAAGTTAGTTGCTCTTCTTCAACAGTTTGTTACGGTTCCTTATTATGCGAGAATTGTGGGACAAGATTCGCCAGAACTTCAGGGAGCTATTAAAGAGAGAGCGTCTGCTCAATCCCAAAGTTCAGTAACCAATAAAGAAGGATTTACATTTACAGCTGAGGATATTGAAGGGGAATTTGACTTAGAACCTGTTTCCGGTTCTTCTACTCCTTTAGACAAGGCCGAACTTATGAAGACATTATTCCAATTAGTCGAACTTGGTCCTAAAGCTGGGGCAATGCCGGGTGGTCCTTTTATGGGAACAGTGGCCAAACTTATTGCCGAGAATATGGACGTACAAGAACTTATAATGGCACTCGATACAGAACAACAGATGCAGATGGCTCAGAAGGCTGAAGGTAAGGAACGTGAAGCTGAAATGAAACAACTGGCCTTGTCGAAACAAGCTGCCGAAACTCAGATGGATGCGGAGAATGCAGCGACTAAACAAAATAAGGTTCTAGTTGAATTCCTTAAAATGCAGAAAGAATCTAAGGGTATCGAAGCAGAAGCTCAAAGCAAGATCCAAGCGGAACAGATGGAAGCTCAGAATGAAATGGCTATTGCAAAGCGCAAAGCCGAACTTGAAGCTCAACTTGAAACTATCAAGTTGCAACATGAACTTCAAATGGAAGAGATGAGAACCCGCCATGAACTACAGATGGCTCAAGCTAAAAATGAAGCGGAGATTGCTATGATGAAGAAGAAACAGGCAACTGCCCCTAAACCGAAACCGGAGTCTAAATAGTGATCTGCAGCGGCTGCAACAACCAACACGCAGTTAGGGGTCAGACAGGATACACGGATGGAAAGAAGTGGGAGATTTGTGACCAATGTGGTCGAGTTCCCATTATCTGGTTACCTGACGTGTATCTCGGAGGTCGGGGTGGAATTCAAACAGATGAGAATCTGTGCAACCCTAAAACAGGACAACCAATACCATTTAGTACCAAGCGCGAGAAGGCAGCTATTATGAAGATGCTTAACCTTCGTCAAGCAACCAGTGCCGAACATCAACACGGGTCAAGAAACGAAACGAAGAAAGGTAAGACATATTTCTTCGGTAAATAAATTTAACTGGCAAGGCTTCAAGCCTTTACCCAGTCAGGAGAGTATAATTATATGTCAGACGAAATGACGCGAGAGTTACAAGCCGTTCAAACTGAAACTCAGTCAACGGGGATAGTGTCAGGGGAGAGCCAAGAGGCTCAAAACGTTGAATCTACGGGACAAGAGCAGACAACTCAAGCTCCCAGCGAAAGCGACACACATGACACCCAAGAAAAGGGTAATGAAGGTGTAGAAGAATCACTGTCAGCGGACATGACTGAGAAGGAACGTTCAGCTGTTCGCAAAATGCACGAAGCTACACAACAAGCAGCTCAATATAAAAAAGAAGCTGATGCGTTTCAGCAATTGTTACATCATCCAGAGTTCAATGAGTTTCTTCAGTGGAGACAGCAGAAGCAGAATCCTGCAGCTACTCAATCCCCAGCGGAGATACCTCAAGTTCAGTTGTCGGATGAAGACTTCTTGGAAGCTCAATCTAATCCCAAGAAATTTGAAGGTCTTTTGAATTCACGCCTTCAGGCCATGGTGAACCCTATTGCTCACCAGGCTATCCAAAAAATTAACAATCTGGAACGTGAGTTAGCTATTTCCAAGCATGAACGAGAGATTGATGCATTTGCAACCAAGCATCCTGATTTCTGGGAAATAGATCCTCGAATTATGAAGACGGCTCTAACAGAGACTAAAGGTCAAGGGTTGGAAAGCGCTTACAATACGGCTAAACAACTTGAGAAACAGTATATAGAGAAGGCTCAGAATTCGATTCAGAAAAAGGTTGCTGAGAAGAAACAAGCGTCCTCCGCTTCACCCTCTCGCTCAGTGGAACCTAAAGTTATTTATGTTGAGAATGAAAGCGAAGCTACAAGAGTCGCTTATGAAAATGCTGTGTTGGGTAAACGTGTAGACGTAAGAGTTAAGAAGAACAAGAAATAAACCTCTTGCCACTTCTCTAACTCTCTATAAAGAGGAATTAAGCGAAAAACTACTGGCTGTAGTCTTATCTTACAGTCAGGAATAGAGTACCTTAATTTATAGATAATGGCAGATACACTGTTTACACATGGCCCAACGTATACAACTACGCTGTTGGCCACAACCTTAGAGAATCGTCGGAAAGATATCCAAGATGCTATTTTCGATGATATTCCTACGTTAGCAATTCTCAAAGAAAAAGGCCAAGTAATTCTTGATGGTGGAGCTTCTATCGTTACCCCGTTGATGTATGGTGCGAACACCACTGCTCAGTTTTATGATGGTTACGATCAGTTAGTTACAACGCCCCAAGAAGGGTTCACCACGGCGCAGTTCAAATGGAAAGAGGCTGCTGTTTCTATTTCCGTTTCTAACCGTGAAGAGAACATCCAGAATCAAGGGCAATCAGCTGTTCTTAGTATTGTTGACCAAAAGATTAAACAAGCGACGATGTCACTCAAGGATCTGATTAATACTCAGCTCTATGATTCTACGCCAACCTCAACTGAAATCGGATCATTGGTTACAACCATTGATGCGACAAGTTCAATCGGAGACATTAACTCCACGACTTATTCGTGGTGGCAGTCAGATGTTGACGCTTCCGGCAGCTTTGCTGCTAGAGGTCGCGCTGACATGTTGACTCTCTACAATGCTCTGACCATTGAAGGTGGAAAGACTGACCTCATCATCACGACCCCGACTGTTCATGGGTTCTATGAAGGCTCGTTGGTTCCACAATTGCGCTACACCTCGAATGATCGTGCAGATGCGTCGTTTGGTGCATTAGCGTTCAAGAATGCGAAAGTTATCTTCGACAATGATGCCACTTCTGGCGTTATGTTCTTCTTGGATACTCGTCACCTACAACTGTACGTTTCTTCAAACAACAACCTGAAAATGACCGAGTGGGTCAAACCAGCGAACCAAACTGCCAAAGTTGCTCAATTAATTATGGCTTGTGAACTCGCTACCAATAACCGACGTCGACTCGGTAAACTCACTGGCATCACAGCGTAAGGGGGTAGTGTTATGGCTTCATTAAGAACAGCTACACCAGTTGAAGGCGGACAAGGTGTCATTAAGTGCTACACTCTTGCGAGTGTCGTTACTGGTGATACTGTCCAGATCTCGGATGCAACAAATGCATTTGCGATTAACCAAACTACGAATGACATAATTAGTGCTCAATCGTTCACTGCAGGAGTATTAACTATTGCAGTGGCGAATACGCCTAATGTGTTAATTGTATCAATAAAGTAAGTAAAAAAACGGAAGTAGTGGGGAGAATACTTCGTCAGTGAAAAAACGGTTCGCATTTTGCGTACGTATGTACGTAATTAGCGAATGTCAGTGAAAAAACTACGGAGGATTAATCAGATGTTATTTCAACAGTTAAATAGGAACAGCGCAGAAAAAGTGTATGTCATTGTCAAGAACATTGCTGGTGGTACGGTTTCGGCCTTCTACCCAGTGTTTTATGATACGGCAGACGCAACCGACGGAAAAGACGGATATGCAGTCAGTAAAGCCAGGACAGGTCAGTTCTTCATGTTTGCGGGTATTCCGCAGGAGGATATTGTTGATGATGGAGTTGGCTTGGTGCAGGTGTATGGAAAGGGTTCTTGCTATGTGTTAGTTACCACGTCGTTGGCTACTGGCGATCAACTTAAACCAGCTACTTCGACAGTTCATTTGGTTAACCACATTCCAGTGAGTGCCACTTCCCTTGTTACAACGGAAGTTACTAATCCTTGGAACTTCGTGACAGCGATGTCTGTCATGGCTTCTGGGATCAGCACTGCAGTCAAAGAGCCGGTCTTCATTCGCGCTCTGTAATAGTTTAACGGTTTTGGGCGTTTCCTTTCAAAAACGTCCACAATTTAGATTCTTCACTGGGGAGTGAAAAATGAGATTATTATTTATTGACGGGACGCCGGGACATAATCCAAAAGAGTTGTACGAGAAACCCACAGGTGGGACTCTCACTTCTCTCACTAAGGTACCTGAGTATCTTGCTTCTAAAGGTCATGAGGTATTTGTCACTAGTAGTCATAAGGTAGCCGAAGTAGTTAACGGAGTTACATATATTTTACCAGGGACAACTCTTGATAAGTGGGATGTGACAGTTTTAAATCGTAATCTTGTTCAGGAACCTTTTGTTAACTATTGTAAACAGCAGGGATCAAAGATCGTCTGGTGGTTACATGATATAGTGGATACGCGATATTTAGAAGATGGGGCATTTAAAAAGGTAGATAAGATAGTTGCTTTATCTCAGTATTGTAAAGACACGTTTGCTGATTTTTACGAGATTGATCCTAACAAGTTTATCATTATTCCAAATGGAATAGATCCTGAGGTATATTTTCCTGGTAAGTACGAGGATCGAAACCCACACTTGTTCATTACAGCATCAGCTCCAATCAAAGGACAGGCTGCTTTAGAACCAACATACCTCACATTGAAACGACATGATCTAGATTTAGACTTTAGAGTATACAGTTCTCAGAAGTTACACGGAAAGACAGACTCTACTTCTCAGACGGATTTTTTGAAGATGTTGTCACAAGTTGGAGTTCACACATATGCTCCGACAAGTCAAAAAGTAATGGCTGTTTTAATGCGTAAAGCGTATGCCTTTTTGATGCCTAATTCGTACCCAGAGATTTGCTCTAACCTACTACTTCAGGCTAGAGCTTGTGGGTGTCCGGTAGTGGCGAGTGGGATTGGAGCTAACTCAGAATTTATCGAACATAAAAAGACAGGTATGCTAACATCTAAATGGCAACCCCATGACCTACACTCTTGGACAGTTGAGTTTACGCGACAGGCGTGTATACTACAACAAGATAAAGATTTACATAAAACAATCTCAGACAGTGCACCTAATGGTGTTCTAACCTGGGATCAAGTCGGGGAGAAGTGGGAATGTTTGTTAAAAGAGCTGATTTAACCTTTAGATATCTGGGGAGGTATCAATGAGTTACTTAAGCAGCTTTCCTGAGAAACTTAGGCAGTACAGAGGATGGAAGCAAAGCGGTAAGTTGGGTAGGTACGACTTTGTACCATCTATTACTCATGTCAAATACCCGCCCAATTCAACTTTTGAAGGAAGAAAGGTTTTAAACGTAGGATGTGGTGGATGTACATACAAAGCACCTAATGTTACTAATAGCGATTTACACCCTGGTCCTGGAGTAAATGTCGTGTGTGACTTATCCAAACCGCTACCATTTGCTGATAACACTTTTGACTTAATAATTGCTAATCATGTTCTTGAGCATGTACCTGGATGGTGGGATTGCTTTAAAGAACTGGCTAGGGTTGTTGCCCCTAATGGAATTATTGAAGTGTGGGTTCCTACAATAGCGTGTGATGGAGCATTTATTTACAGAGATCACATTAATTACATGGGTATAGACTCATTTTTTGGTATACAGAACATGCGTCGACCAGGTACAAATCTTGATGCTGCGAAAAATACATCTCAGGCAGACTCTCTACAGGAAGTGGAGATGATTACTTCTTGTCGTAGACCGGCAATGAAATGGTGGCTCTGGTTTGCTCCAGACTGGATGTTGAACTGGATGGGTACATATTTAAGAAACGTAATATCAGAAGAAGGGTACTTCTTTAAGAAGACGGGAAGGGAAGTATAATGAACTGGGGGTATCAATCATACTACAAGTATCCAAAAGACTACCAGTTTGGTGGCAAGAGGGTTTTAAACGTTGGTTGTGATACGTCCTACTATATTGCACCTAACGTAGTCAATTTAGACAGTCATGAAGGAGAAGGTATAACCTGTGTTCATGATTTAACAGTCTTGCCCTTACCATTTTCTGATGAGACTTTTGATGGTATTCTAGCAAATCATGTTTTAGAACATATACCTAATTGGGGAAAGACATTTACTGATCTTTGGAGGTTGCTGAAAGTAGGGGGAACTCTGGAGGTATGGGTTCCAGCAGATGGAAGTTCTCTGCAACTTGGAGCGTTTACTCATATCAATGCAATTAATCACCTTTCGTTTCATCACAGCTACTTTCAGGACAATGTTAAGATGGCTCAGCCTTTCCATGTTTTATATGCATCAAAGTTACTTAAATATCTGCCACAAACTGTAACTGACTGGATGGTTGAGCATCTAAGAAACGTAGCTATGGAAACTAGATTTTTATTTACAAAGACGGGGAGATGACATGGATCTAAATTTTTACCGATGTGATACATGCACCAGGTTACATGAAGAAAGAGTTTTAATGAAACGAGGGAGTTGTACATGTGGAGGCAAACGGGTTAATCCTGTCTGTGCAACATTGATTGAGTTGACATGGTACATAGTTTGCCATCCGTCGTACTTAGTTAAGGCTTTAAGGGGAGAATAAGATGAAAAAACAGGTAAGTATTGCAGTTCCTGTGGCAGAAAGTGTACCAGTACAAACATTTCAGACAATTTTAGCTGCTGTTAACTACGCTGCTGTGAATGGAATAGAAATTAGAGACATTGGAGTGACTCATCGACAACTTATTGATGACGCACGAAATGGATTAACCGAGTCGTTCTTAACTTCAGATACAGAGTGGATCTTGTGGTTTGATTCTGACATGACTTTTCCAAAAGAAACCATTACCGAATTATTTAAAGTGGCTGAAGAAAAGAATGCTAAAATGGTAACGGGAATCTATTATCAACGAAGAGGGGAAAATCTTCCTGTCTTGTGGAGTAGAGGAGAACAAACAGAAAATGTAGGCCTTTCTGGTATGGAAAATCAAAGGGCTAAGACTAACAAGTACGTAGGAGCTTTTTGTTTTCCTGATCCCGACAAGAAAGAGCCATTTAAAGTACATGCTGCAGGATTTGGATGTGTGTTAGTTCACAGATCAGTATTGGAGACGATGGATAGACCCTGGTTTAAGTTCCTCCCTGGAGTTTGCTCCGAAGACTTCTATTTCTTCGTGAATGCACAGGAATTGGGTTTTGAACTATGGGCTACACCTAATCTTGAGTTAGGACATATCGGAGACGCACCAATTATTACCAAGAAAAACTTTATCAAGAAACTAGCAACAAATAAATTACAAGTAGACGCTATTAAACAATAGGAGAAAATATATGCTTACAAATGTATCAGGTAGAGCTGCAGTATCAGATGGGACAAAAGCTGCAAGTGCTTTAGCGGCGGTGACAGGAAAAGTGATATTTGTTCAACACGTGTATGTGGCGATTACAACTGCTTCATCTGGTGGGACAGGAATTGTAACATTGAGAGACGGAGTCGCGGGAACTGTACTGTGGCAAGCGTCAGCAGCTGCAACTAATACTTGGAACATCGATCTTTCAGAGAATCCAGATTGGGGTTATCCGTTAACATCTGGTAACGCACTAAGTTTAGAAGTTAGTGGTGCAACAACAGATGCGACGGGGTTTGCTATCGCAATTGGTATTGCTCAGTAAGTAGTTTTAACGCACACCCTCAGCAGTATGAGGATGGCGTACAAGGGGAAATTAATTAATATGATTACAGGTAACATTGAAGAAGTGATGATTAAAGAGATGACCAACGCAGGAATTGACAAGGTGTTTATTGTCAGGAATCTTCCTAAACGGTTGTTGTATCGCGAAGTACCAAAGATGGAACAAAGAGTAGACCGTGATGGGTATGCTGATGGCACACTTATCCCAGTTAGATCAGGGGAACTTGTTGAGGAACTGCTGGAAGGTCTTGAAGTTAGTCGAAACGGAGATGGTTCAATTGTATTTTATACGAAGAGGGAGATTGGTCGTAACCATCTTGAAGCTATTGACCAGTATATAGCAGGAACATTGCCACGAGATGTTGTGATTCCTAAACGAGTGCCTTATCCGGCTCTACCAGGAGATCCAAGGTCAAATCCAAAACCTAAACACCTCATTCCGGCGATAGACTTGCCCAAACCGATTGATCGGGATGTGGCGACTCAGATCTCCCCCGCAGGTAATGCTGCGTCTGAGAAGCCCTCCCGCGTTTTAACGCCAGAACAGAAGGTTGTACGGGTAGAAATACTTCGTAAAGCGCGTGAAGCAAAAGCTGCAAAGAAAGTTCAAATAGTCACTAACTCCCAAGCTTAGGCGAAGGGTTCCCAGGATTGCCGGTAGTTAATGAATTACCGGCTTTCCTGGTGATTTTAAAGGAGATAATATGCAATTTAGTGTAATGGTTACTAGAGTGGCAGAAGAGACAGGGTTAAATGCTACGAATGATGCCACCAAGATTAAAGCGTGGCTGAATGAAGCTTACAGATTTTTAGCTGGACTTAGAGAATGGCCATGGATGCTTAAGAACGGGACTGTTCAAACTGTGGCCGATATTACCACTTTAACGGCAAGCGTCAATGCAGCCGGTACGGCAGTAACTCTCTCTGCTGGTCCTGCTCAATCTCTTGCCAATGACTACATGATTCAATTTGCTACAACTGATGACTGGTATCTTGTGACAGCTCACACTGCAGCTGCCACAGCTGTTACCATTTCTCCCGGTTACGTGGGAGCTGCTAATTTAACGGCTGGTGCTTGCACAATCCGCAAGGTTTACTACTCCCTCGCCTCAGATGCTGACCGCATCATTGATATGTATGAAGCTATCGACGATCGTAAACTCTATTATATTGACCCTCGTGAACTAGATGCCTCTTTCCCCGATCCCACTGTTACAGGGACTCCAGAAGCCTACACCCTTCTTGGGTTTGACTCAACCAACTACTGGCGTACCAGTTTCATTCCTATCCCAGGCGTTAAACAAAACATCCAATATCGGTATTATAAAGCTGTCGCTGACTTAAGTGGTGACACCGACCTTCCTACGTTGCCAGCTAAATGGCATCAGGGAATTGTATTTGTTGCTTTGGCTATGTTTGGTCATCCGTACATGGACGATAGTCGTATGTCTAGTGCAGAGTCTCGTGCTCGTCAACTCGTAAGCGAAATGGTTAGACAGCAATCACCCACTCCAGATAAGCATTCCGTTATCATGCCCTGGGATAGACGGAGTGGTTTAATCCCACACGGAGCGCAGTTTCCGCCTGACTTTCCCCAGAGGTAAGTATGGCTTACAACGGTAAGTACTTCGTCCTATCTGATTTTAAGGGTGGCTATGCCGGTAACCTTCCGTCTACTGGTCTAGCTCTCAATCAAGCCTACGATCTTGACAACATTATCATTAAGACCGGCGGTAAGGGTTGGAGAACTCGTCTTGGCAACGCGGTAGTTAACACGAGTGCCATGGCTAGTGGAGCTACAGTTCAAGGCATTGGAGATTACACTCAAGCAGATGGAGACAACTGGTTAATGGCTGTTTGTGGAACCAAGATTTTTAAAGCAGAAAACTATGATGGAACAATGGACGACATTAGTGCCTCACTAACAGTGACTACCGGTACCAACCACTGGGATATTTTTACCTTTAATGATATTTGCTACGGTTTTGGTGGACCGACTGCTACTCCTGATGCTGCATGGAAGTGGACTGGCGCAAGTAATGCTGTTGTGCTTACAGGTAATCCCTCTACACCCCTTGCTGGAGCATTCACAGCCAATAACCGTGTATTTGGTTGGGCTGGTTCAACCATGTACTGGACGATTATTGCCAATGGAGAAGACTGGACAGGGGCAGGTAGTGGCTCAGCTGTTGCTGGTTCTTTAGCTGATAACTCCGCCATTACAGTTGCTAAGGTTATTTCTACAAACTACGTTTTAGTGTTCAAGAAAGAAGCCACGTACCAGATGGTTATTTCTAGTGCTCCATTTCCTATGTATTCCTTGTTTGATAACATTGGATGTGTAGGTAAGGGTGCTGCCGTTAACGTGGATGGAATCGTTTACTTTATTGCTTCCAATGGTCGGATGTATTCAACGAACGGTGAAACTCTGAAGGATTATCCGAAACAAGCCGACAATTTGTGGGCCAGTATCCCCACTGCCTACTACCCTAAGATCATGGGGACAAGACAGAAGGGTACAGACTTTGACTGGTTGGTGTGGATTGTTACAACCAGCACTACCAACAACCTAGCTATCATCTGGGATCTAGAGAATCAATGCTGGTTACGCTGCACCACTGGTTACAAGATGAGTGTGGTTGGAGAGAATGCTTTCCATAGAGTTTATCTTGGTGGATATGATGGGAAAATCTATGCTCCTAACACCACAGTTACTTACGCCGATGCTTCTGAAACGAGTCCAGGTACCATTACAGGTTACTGGCAAAGTGGTTGGATATCTCCAGACAATATTGACAAGATTACTCAGGTTAGAAAACTAAGTATTAATTATACCCCTAAAGCTTCTGGTAACATCACTGTTGCTTATGGATACGATGGTATTGCGAATAGTGCTTCTGTTACCCTGGCTCAAACAGTTAATACCACAAACGAAGTGTACAGTCAAAAGTCTACTGTGTTAAGCGGACGAGGTAATACGTTTGAGTTTAAAATTAGCCAGTCGTCTGCTGTAATAGACACTGAGATACAAAGTATTCTTATCTCAGGTAAGTCTTTTGGGCAGAAAGATCAGACGGAGGACTAATGTCCGTAGCTATTCCCTTTCCACTTCCCGCTACTGGGTTTGCTCTAAATTCTAAAGTTAGAGTGAACTTGGACTTTATTGTTTCCAAGTTTAATGAGTTCAACACCGGCACAGCTACGTGGGATGCTGTGTATGTGGGAACTGGTGGATCTATTAATGGAGCTATTACTCTTTACAATAGTACCAATGGCTACTACACGACAATTCAATCTGGTGTAGCATCTGCTAATCAAACATACACATGGCCTACAGCTGTTCCTCCAACAGCTACTAGTATTCTACAATCAACTACAGGCGGAGTGTTGAGTTGGACATCTTCACCTACATTAACAGGACTCTCTGTTGGAACAGGTGGAACTATTAATGGTGGAATTTATAATATCTATACTTCTATTAGGTTCATTAATAGCATCACGGGGTATACGACTGCTTTTGTTAATGCTTCTGGAAAACCAGATGTTGCGGATTTAACTTTTAGTTGGCCTTCTACTCTTGGTAATGCGAATGAGGTGTTGTCAGTTGATGGGTCAGGACACATGGCGTGGGCTTCGGCAGCCACGTTAGCTGGTGGGGCGACGAAGGCTTTAGATAATCTAGTTTCAACCGCTATAAATGCACATCTTATTCCTGATTCTGCTAATGATACGCAACTCGGATCTTTTACCTATCCGTGGAGCGAGGCATACGTTACAGAGCTTATTATTGGAAAAGACAATCTGGCCGGACAAATTAAAATCTATCCGCCTACAATTGGAAAAGGTCAGTTCTTTATTGAAGCTGCAGACAACACTGGAGCCGACACTATAATTTTAACTCATGCCTCTCAAATTGGTCATAGGACTTTTACCATTCCCCGTACTGATAATAATGCCAGTTTTGTAATGGACAACACTGCTCAGACAATTACTGGCACTAAGACAATTAGTGATTTAGTAGGAACCGGAGTTATTTATTTAGCGGACGGGTTAGTGGGAACCCCATCTTTGAGTTTTGTTAATGATCCAGACAATGGGTTCTTTTTAGTATCAGCCAACACTTGGAGTGCAGTGACAGCTGGGGCAGAGGTTTTTCGGTTTACCTCGACTGGTGTACAACTGACTGGGAATTTTGCAAGTACATCAGCAGGAAAAACAATTTCGATGGTTGGTTCTACTTCAGGTACGTTGACTCTAGCTGCTGGAAATACGACAACTCCTTACACGTTAAAGTTTCCCCCAGACGCAGGAACTGTAGATTACATTCTTAGAACAGACGGAGCTGGCACTACCACTTGGGTAAGTGTCTCTGCTGCTGGAGGTGCAAATAACACCCTCTCTAACTTAGCTGATACTGTTGCAATTAATAAGAATCTTAATAACTTTTCAGCTGGAACCATCACAGCGACCTTGACGGGTACAGCTAGTGGGAATCTAGCATTGTCTGCAGGATCAGGACAAGAACTTACCGGAGATCTTTATTTACCTATTGCGAAGCATATTGTGTTTCATGATGGTGGTTTAACTCGGTTTGTTCAAATTGCTATGGCTGCGGTGAGCAATAACTGGACAATGACTCTTCCTACAAATCATGGAACGATTAACCAGATTTTAGTTGACTCCGATGGGGCAGGAACTTTAGGATGGGCTGCTGCTGCATCTGGTACCGTTAACTCAGGAACAGCTGGAAGACTTGCTTTATATGCCACAACTACTACAGCTGTATCCGACACGTATGTTCAGAATACCAAGAACATCAACGTTGTTATTGCTGCCCATGCTACGTTGGCTGCTAATCGAGTATACACAATTCCTGACACGGGGGCTAGTGCGAGTTTTGTCTTAACTGAGGGTAATTTTAACATGAATGGCGCTTATTCAATGAGTACTGCTTGGATTACGTCATTGGGATTCCCTGGAGCTAGGGATATTTTCATTACCTACGCAGTACCTGCTGGTTCAAGTAAGAGCTACAACCTGGCTGATGTTGGAGCTAATTGTGACTTTGTCATGACAGCGGGAACACAGACAGTCAGTGGAACAAAGACCTTCAGTGGAACAACTACGATTAGTGGTACTATTAGTCCAGCGATAGATAATACCACAAATTTAGGATCATCAAGTTTACAGTGGGCTATAACTTATTCAAGTGCTTTTGAAGCAGGCAGATCAGGATTATCAGGTTCGCTTTCTATTTATCCATCAACAGCATCGACAGGCTATATGTATCTTTATGCTACTGCTTCTAGTGGAAATTATTTATTACAAATTACAAATGCAGCATTATCAGCTAGTAGACTCTACACAATTCCTGATGCTGGAACAAATGCTTCTTTTGTAATGACAGAAGGGACTCAGACGATAAATGGAACAACTACGTTTACTCAAGATATTTTTACTGTTGCTTACACGGACTATTCGGCAACGTCAACTATAGTCGGGTGGAGTAGTTTTAGTACCAAAAAACTTTATTATAAGAAGGTAGGAAAATTAGTGTGGGTGTTTTTTTATCTTGATGGTACTAGTGATAGTACTGCCCTGACCTTTACTTTACCATTCACGTCTTCAAATGATGTACCTATGAGAGTTATTGTTCAGGCCATTGATAACGGCGGTGCTTTTACTGTAGGTATAGCCGAATTACCAAATAATTCTTCGACAGTTACTTGTTATAAAAATATAACGGAAACAGCATGGACTAACGCCAATGAAAAATACGTAGCAGGACAATTTTTCTATCAAACAACATAAAAAGAAAGAAGTCCTGGGGAGGACAGATGGAATTAAAGAAGGTTAAGACAATGCCTCAGTACCTTCGCAAAGGAGCAATTGAGGATGCAGTGAAGAAGTTCATAGTTGACAGTAGAGTTAAGAATATAAACATTGAGGGGATGTATAATCAGTCCTTAAAGTCAATCGCTCAAAGTATCATTTTTGATACTTCAGATAAACAGCAATTCTGGATGGTTGACAATGGCTACGAAGTAATGGCTTACGCTCTTACTCATATTGGGGTGGACGTAGATGACCGACTTACCTATACTATTTCACAAGCATGGGTAGATAAGTCACTACGAGGAACAAAGATTGTGAAGGTTTGGTGGCAGCAGTTACAAGATGAAGCTAAGAGATGCCTCTGTAGTCACATAATGTTTCCAGCTAGTAGAAATGTTAAACCATATCTGAGATTTGTTGGTGAAGGTTTTCATGAGTATGTTACGTTAATTAAAAAGGATATCTAATGGCCTTTACGCTAGCAGACGATAATAAGTACAATGAACTGATTCTCGCTGCACGAGTTAAAGGGGATCAGGCATTAGTTACTAGATATGAACAGGCTCGTGGGATGAACATTCCTCCGAATGAGGTTACGTCTGCCCTTGCGCCTAAAACGCAACTTACACCAGATCAACAATCTTATGACCAACTCTTGAGGATGCGGGATGAGCTGGGGTTGGATGTAAACGAAACAGATAAAGCCATCATGCTGGATAGGGCTAACGGAATTCAATATAACCCTACTACAGGTTCCTATTCAGTTAAGAATCAAGGTGGTACAGGGATGCAGTCATATGCCTTTGGATATGACCCGAATCAGAATAAGTCTTCAATCTATGGTACACAGATAGCTGGAGCTTTGGATCCTCGAATTGCTTTGGGTATGACCGAAGAAGACTACACTGCGGCAGATAAGTGGCAAAAAGACATCTGGGATAAGATTGATTCTACCATTAACCAGGGTATTTCTTCTGGCGCTATCACTCCAAGTTACTCAATCGAACAGAAGGGTAGTGGGATGAGTTTGAATGACTGGGCAGCTCCAATGAATGCCACCCCTACTGATACCTATTTAAAGAACCAAGCTTCTCGCTATCGCTTTAATGACAGTTCCATTGACCAGTATATTCAAAAAGCTAATCCAGAACTATTCAAACAGTATAAGATTCTCAACAACTCGAATGATACAACTGGTGCTTCGATGTACATGGAGCAAGCATATAAGAATGCGCAGAGTAGGCTTGGTTCTCAATATCAAGATGATTTTTACGGTTCTCTAAAGACCCAATTTAAAGATTTACAGGGGATGTTGATGACCCCAGACCAGAAGATGGGGTCTGATCGTCAAGCCATCATGGATAACCAAGGCCTTAACCCAGATGTGAAAGAAGCTATTTTAAAGGGCATGGAACCTAAAGATCCTTGGTCGGATCTGATGGCTAAGTACGGTCCTAAAACAGCTCCGGCTGATGATATGGCTACAGCGTACAGCATGAATCCTAATGTACAGAGTTGGGAAGTGGAGCAGCAACAGGCGAAACAGAAAGCTATCGAAGATCAGAAGAAGGGGCTTATTGATCCAGCAACAGTGACCTTCTTTGAAAGCAACAATCCAGGGAAGACAGTGGAGATGGTGGACGGTGTGATGACACTGGTTCCTAAGAAGGCTGCAGTTACTCAACCCGCTTCAACAGTAGATAGTGCAAAACCCGCACAAACTAATGTTCCTACAGCTGTTACTCCCACTACTGCAGAATATGCGCAGGAGATGGTGACACCAACGAATATGATAGCTACGACAGGAGCACCAGAACCAGCTTCAACGGCTATGGCTAGCACGTTTCCGTGGAGCAAGGAATTTGAAACCAGTTTACTGGCACAGGTAGGGGGCTTTAAATCAAGTTTAGATGATTACATCAAGATCTTGAGTAATCCAACAGTTTCTACTGGAAACATCAATAGCAACTCTCAACCTAGTTTTGGACTTAGTAAACTTTATGGAGATACCAATCAAATGAACTCTGGGATCGTGTCTTCAACTCCTCAACCCTTTGGAAGTAATATCAAGAATCCAACTGCTTCACCTTTTACAGGAAAGGCGGGACAAGTAGGATTAACCACAACGGGTCAACAGTCGTTGTGGCGTTAGTATAGGAGGATAGGTATATGAGTAAACTAAGCAAAGCATGGGATAATAGTTCCCTCGCAAACTTTGTAAACAACTGGAAACGTCCATTAATTGGACTCGCTGGTGGAGCACTCGGCGGTGCTGCTCTTGGTAAAGCTGGTCAACTTATGGGCGCTACAGGTACTTTGAGCAACGCAGGTAATATGGCTTTATTAGGCGGATTGGCTGGTGGTGTTGCCGGTTATTCTGCTAAACAACGCAAGGCTGCAGAAGAAGCTGCGCGAGTAGATGCTGAACGTCAGCAAGCAGAGAGGAATACGGCAGGAAATAATCTTAACGACATTATTGCTCCTTATCTTCCGACTGATCCAAATAATCCTGATAACCCCACTCTTTATACTCCTCCAGACAGTACACAGTCTCCGGTGGTAAATACGCCAGCTGATCCTATACTCGCTGTTTCTCCACCACAACCTGGACAACCTGCACCTGAAATACCGCCTCCTGTTGATATCTATAATCCTGGTAATGACATCACTACTCCCACTATTCGTCCTGGTATGGGCAATATAGATGTTAGCGGTCAAGGTGGTGTGGACATTAAGAAGATCTTAGATGAAACAGAAAGAGCCAGACAAACTCAAATGGACCTGTGGAATCAGCAACAATCCATGAAAGAAAACACTCGAAGATCCTTAGCCGAGACTCTTAACTCTCAAATGGACAGACAGTTTAACGATCAGATGCCAAGTTATCTTGAAGATTTGAACACACGTGGTCTTTTACGTAGTTCAGCTCTAGGAGATAGACTCGCAACGGAAAGATCCAAGATGTCTGCTGGGGTGAATGAACAACTCGCTCTTCAAGCTATTCAGGATCAATACGGTGGAACTGACGCTTTGACTGGTATCACCGATCAGTACCTTAAAGGTAGAGAAGGTGCTTTGAGTCGTGGTTTCTCTCTTGAAGATTGGGCACGTCAGATGCAAGCTTCTAAAGAACTAGGTCAAACCGTTACTCCTATTACTCCATATGCTGGAAACAGTAAGGGTGGAATACAAGATCTACAGGCTGGAATGTCAGTGGCGAGTCTAGGTAGTTCCGTCGCTGGTAAAGCATAAGGAGGAATGTATATGGCTTACACCCCACAGAAATACGACTTTCAAGGGCAGGTTCCCACAGCTGCTATTATTCAAGCATACCAGCAAAAGGCTATGCAGGAATATCAAGCTAAACAACAACAGCAGCAGGTTAACAACCAGAAGCATCAAGAAGTACTGCAGACTATTCAAATGGCTGCGGGATTAGTGCAACAAGGCGTTACCATGTCTGCTCAACGACAACAGAAAGAAGCTAAGAAGGCTTTCTTGGCTGATTTGCAGTTTCCAGAGTATGGACCAACAGGTGGGATTACACCTATGTCTAGTTCTCAGTTTCCGGGTGTTCACTCTGTTCCAAAGATGGAGATTACCCCAGAATACAAGAACAGGCTTAAAGCTGAGTTTGCTGGATTATATGGAGATGAGTTTGCTAAAGAACAAGCTAAGGCTATGTTTCAAGAACCAACACCAATCAGTGCTCTGGATACAGCTCGTACCGGTTTATACAACGAACAAACTAACTTCTTGAAATCAGGTAAACCGGAAGTTCCTAAACCAGAGAAACCAGTTACTGATCTTGAGTTGTACCAAAATGCAACCAAAGAAGCTTTGGATAGTGCCAAAGCAGCTAACAAGTATGGAGAGATGACTGATGAGGGTTTCTTACCTAAGGTTAAGGCAGATGCTCTTCAACGCTTTGAAGAAATGAAGCAGATCAGAGACAAGAAAAAACTCATCTTGAGTATGCCGGATGGACGTAAAGCTGAAGTCACTCCAATAGAATGGGCGCAGAATAGAGACGAATATCTAGCTAAAGGATTCAAACTGTTTACAGGGAAATAACCTATGGCGCTTAACTTCCAAATTGTCGGTGGAACTAAGGATCAACCTAAGAAAGAAAGGGTTGAACTGCGGTTTACTGATCTCAGTATGAAGGAGGAACAAGCCCCTAAAGCACCTGAACTAAACTTCCAGGTTCTTGGGACAGATCCTACCAGTAGCCAGCTCCCTGAAGATCAGACTAAAACTGCTCCTAATACCATCCTTCAAGATATGTGGGCTGCTGCTCACGTCCCAGCTGAGATGTCTAGGAAGGGGTTGAAACAGTTGGTAGGTATGATTCCTGAGCCTAATCTTGAACCGACAACCTTTGTTAACCAACCTGCTAACCCTAACTTTGAGGTTAACACTTCCGATCACACAACACAACCACCCATTGTTCAGAAGGGTGGTGGTAGTCTATTGGGAGCACTACCTAAAACAACCGCAGAGATTGTCGCGGATATGGCCCCAGACTTTCTTAGCCCCGAAGTGTTACTTGGTTCAGGATTATTAAAGGGGGCTGGAATAGCCGCTAAAACTCCTGGCGGAGTTAAGGCATTAGGTAAGGTGGCTCAATGGACGGATGAGAATATCCCTACACTCAAGAAAGCCTTTACCTACCGATTTGGTCAAACGCCAGAGTACATTGAGGCCGCCGAACAAGTTCAAATCAATATGCGTGTTGGTACGGAGAAAGTAGGTACGATCTCTAAAACCATCATGGAGTATCCTGCTGATGTCCAACGTAAGATTGCCGGGTATCTTAAAGGTGAGGAGGGGTTCTTTGCTAAAGATCTCACACCTGATCAAAAGCTTGCTGCTGATGCAGCTCGTGGAGAATTTAAACGACTTGGTAAAGATCTTGTAGATTTAGGCATGTTGGATGAGAAGACGTTCACTGCAAATGTCAATACCTACCTTCCTAGAATGTATAAAACTAAGGAACTCGGTTTAGAAACTCCTAAGTTGGGGACTAAGAAACCAATGCGGATGAATATCGACCGCTTAAAGAAGAGGACCGACATACCTCAAGATGTTAGGGAGGCTTACGGTGAAATACTAGAAGCAGGTTATCCTACATCTAAAGGGCTGCTGCAACTTAATCAAGCTGTAGAGAAAGGAAAGATGTTTAGGCAAGTATCGGAAATGTCTAATTTAGTTACTACCGATGAAACTCAGGGATTAGCAAAGGGCTGGATTAAGATGCCAGTTACTCCTAAACTTGGGGATATGTCCGGCAAGTATGCAGATCCCGCTGTAGCTGAAGACCTCAACTCATTAATACGGGAGAAGAGTGAGTTAGAGAAAGGCTACAAGAAACTGCTAGGGATGTGGAAGTATGGGAAGGTTGTTCTGTCACCAGCTACCCATGCTCGTAATATGTTTACCAATATGTTCTGGTTAGATGTGAGTGGAACTGGGCCTTTGACCCAAGCCAAGCTCTTTCCTCAAGCCATTAGAGAGATGAAACTTAATGGACCAATATATCAACAAGCAAAGAGCCTGGGATTAGTCGGGACAGAGATGGTGGGTGAAGATGTCATTAAGTTACAGCAGAACTATTTAATGGGGGGTGCACCCAACACTCCCATGAATCTAGTAAAGAAAGCCCTACATTATGGCAAGGAAGCTGCACGTAAGATGGGTGATACTTACCAGAGTGAAGAGCAGTTGTTCAAGATGGTTAAATTCATGGACAATATGAAGAAGGGACTGCCGGCTAAAGAAGCTGCTTTGGATGCAGAGCAATGGATCTTTAACTATGGGAAGATCTCACCCGCAGTTAAACTTGCTCGTGAGACAGTTATTCCGTTTGCTACTTACTTTGCTAAAGCTATTCCTCAGTTAGGGAAAGCTGCGGTACAGAATCCATTGGGTGTGTATAAATATGTGTCCTTCTTTAATGCATTAGACAATGTAGGTGCTCAACATGCAGGAATCTCTGATGAGGCACATAAGGCTATCAAGGATCAATATGACGTTACCCTTGTGCCCTGGAAACGTGGAGATAAGAAAGTACAGACCTTAGATCTCAAGTTTTTAACACCGTGGGGTGAATCTGCTTCTCTCAGCAACTCAGGACTTCCACAGCCATTCACTCCATCTGGTCCTTTGTTTGCTTTAAACAACGCCCTTCTTGCTCACTACGACCCTTTTATGAAAAAGGAACTGTTTAAAGAAACTGACCCGTGGCAGGTTAAAGCTGCTGCTATGACAGACTATCTTGGTAAAGCCCTGCTACCTAACCTCACTCCTGGTGTGGCGGGAATTAAATCACCTTTTAAAGGTGGTTATCACTTCCGTGAACTATTCGATAGTATCAAGGGAGAACCTAGTTACCCTAATAAGAGTGTCAAGTCTGTACCGGAAGCCTTGTTATCTACGGGACTAGGGCTGAAAACTCGCGGGATTGATCCTCAAGAATCTTTGATGTTTCAAGCGATAAAGAAGGAAGGCCAAATGGCAGAGATTGATACAGAGTTCAGTAAGAGGATGCAACATAAAGGAATCTCGAAAGAAGATAAAACTTTTCTTACGAAGGCACTACCAAAGCAGGTAGAGAAGGTCTTTACTTTAACGCCAGATGTAGAACTTTTGCAGAAGGGGATTAAGAAAGAAAGGAAAGAACTAAACTTTAAGGTAGTTAAATAAGGAGCAAGACTATGTCTAAATGTAAGAAGAAAGTCGAGGTCTACTCAATCTCAGATAAACTGAATGAGATTCATCAAGGCATTAAACAGGTTAGGGAAGTGGATATTCCTGACTTGAAGATAGCGGTCGCGGTTTTAAAAGCTGATACAAGGATGTCAGCCAAGATTATTACAGGTGTAGGAGGTTTAATAGCGGTAGGATTGTCTACTGCAATAGCGTTCTTTAAATAAAGGGAGTAGTCTATGTTTGAATTTATTCAAGAGACAGGGGGTAATCACGACCCAGTTGACCGCATAATCTACGTAAAGGTCTGCCCAGTGTGTAAATCGATATTCCATATACCCGGAGTGAGGGAAGTACTGCAAGTGTGGTGCAAAGATTGTGACACAGACTATTTTTTTTCAAAGAAAGAAGACCTTCCTATTAGTTGTAAAAACCATCCAGTTAAGTCACGAGGAAAATGTTCGTGTTTGAATTGTCAGAAATAACTGAGCGCTGTCCTTGGTGTATTTTCTTCGATGACATTAAGTGTCATATATGTCCTACTTTATCGTAACCACCCCGATTCAAACAAAGACCAGCCCTTTGGCTTGTGGTGAGCAATTACCGCCAGAGAAACCACATATACGACCAACATAAAGCACTCCATTGCAAATCCAACCCAATTACTGTACAGAGCCAACCCACCCAAAGCACAAAAAGCCTTAGCAATCTTGTAAAGAAATGATGAAGAAGAGACTTGATTACTCTTCTTGGTTATTCGCGTTTTGCGGATTTGCTGGTAGTAGGACAAAACGTCTAAAAACAGTGCCCCTGCCACTAATGTCGTTCCTAGGTACTGTGCCATGTTTTTCTCCCTTTCACCTCTTAAATCGAATCCTAGGCAGCTTAGAAGGCCTTTCCGTGACGGTAGGGTCTTGTGCTGTTATACTCCATCTTCTTTTCCACAACACTCTCAACATCCATCTGAACATACCCCATTAAATCCAACAACCTTATCATGATGTCTGCCAACTCTTCGTGCAATCTCTCTGATCCCTGGGATTTATGCAATACCTCCACTGCCTCTGCTACCTCTCCATTTATCAGAAGTAACTTCAGTAAAATTGTACTGACATCAGGATCAAGTATTGCATGATCGTAAAATCCATTCTTATGTGCCTGTATATACGCTTTTTTAGATAGTTCATTTAGTCTCATTACGATCTCCTATACGAGAGGCAATTGTTTCAATCTTCTTTATAAACTTTAGTTCATTACAACAGCCATCACACCCGTGGATGTGCTTGCCGTGGCCTACATTATGAGGACACTGCAGCTCAGCAAATCTGATTTGAGGCCAGTTCCACTTCGCGGGTTTCTTATTCACTTCCATACTAATCCCCCGAACGCTGAGGGGAACCAATAAACACAGTCTTGGTCATAATGCGCCCCTATATAGAAGTAGAAAAGTTTTCCGTCTACTGAGGCCCCAGAGTTTATCGAAGTCGGGAGAACATCTGATTCCTTGAAGTAGAAATGAAATGCCAACATGAATGGCCATTGAACTTGAACGTGCCAGCGTTTCCAGTATTGAATCCGAGACGTATATTTCAATCCAGTCCAGGGATCATTTTCGAGTCTCCAATTTTGATCACCACCAAGCTTAAGTAAGGTCTTTGGCGGAACTTGCCATGTAGCCCACCATCGTTTACTGCGCGGTCCATAGGCAAACCACCCGTGGATATAGTTTAGAATCCAGCGTTGATACCAATTGTCCATGTCGGTACCAGCCCAGTTTGCAGGATCTTGTAGCCGTTCTGGCAAAGCGTCTAAAGGCATTTACTTATCCTCTCGTAATACCTTATCTGAGTTCGACAACATTTTCCACCTCCACAGGCTCGCCAATGACTTCGATAACTTTCTTTTTGGCGCCTTCTTGATTCTTCGCTCTAACAACTGCTTCATAGCTAGTTGTCATACTGTACGTTACACTATATGTTTTCATTTAATCTTCCCTCCAACCCTTGATAATTAGATATACAGAATTCTTGGTATGAACTAGTTTCATACTCTCACCTGCGTATTCGATTTTCGTGATATTGGTGGCACGCCAATTTCCTTCATCCATGTGGGCAAACTGTACATCCAGCTCTATACCGGGGTGAAGGGCTGTGACTGTGCCTTCCATCAGTCGATGGTCGATACTGTGTTCGTTATACTGCTCGGAACGAGTGATGCGCTGAATTTGAATCTTCATTTAACTAACCTCCAGATAAATCTTCTTGGCATCAAACCCCCCGGTCTTGGGATCTAGCAAGATGGCGTTTAGGTCAGCCCGTCTCATCCATAGTTCTAAGGCATCCAGGAAATGGTCAGTAACCACTTCATCAAACTTAAATTGTAATGTGCAAAATCCCTTGAATGTAAGGCTGTATTTCTCTTCTGTCTTTTTCATTATATTCTCCTTGCTAAAGCAACTACCCTGAAAAACCAGTTAGTTGCATAGCACATTAGTTTAGGATTCTTATTCATGAGATTCATATAGGCCTCGATACGTCGCGCTAAAAAGACAAGTATCTGGCGTGGTGTTAGCGCCTTAGCTTTAGCTAAGGTCGTAGAACCAAGGATACCATCTTCCAGTGTTCCAACGTGCCTCTGAAGAAGCTTAATCGCTGTAGTTACACCTTGATTAACCGCCATGTCTACCATAGCGAGATCCAGACCATCTGGTAACTCATCACCCCTCACAGCATCCCAATAATTCTTTTTGTAAATTTCTTTCGCTTGGTCTTTAGTCAAGTTTTTGATGTCAAGATTAAGGTAGCTTTTCTTACAAATACCCCATTTAGTCTCTCCCCCTGGATCGCGAGGATCGTTTGTATACTCCCCTTCTTGTTCCAGTATAAAGTCTACTGACTTCTCCCAGTTAGATTGCATCGGTTTGCTCCTTTTCTGCGTCATCTTTGTCAAAAGTTTTTTTGAACCTGACTCTAGCTGCTTTGTGGTAGATAACAATTCCCTCTGGGTTCATATAACCAGGGGCCGCAGCACTGCCTAGAGACTTAAGTCTGTCCATTACTGTATTGACATTCTCTGTTGTAAATGGCCCTTCAAACAGGACAGGAACGAAACTAACACAGACTGGCTTTTCAATCATTGCCTTTGGGGCCTGGAACAAACTAAAACGTCTTTCAAACAAGTCATACTTACGCTGAATACCAACTCCCCACCATTCTCCAAAATGCGTTCCATCTCCCAATTTCAATAATTCCTGGTAGTTCTGCTGAACCCACATAAAGAAACCAAAGTTATCATGAACCTGATCAAGATAGCGGCTGCGGCTGCCTACCCCTATGATAGCACCATTCTTAATAACAATCTGAGCGTTGGTTCCGTCGATTTTTTCTGTAATTACACAATCTCGTGAGAGTCTGGCAATCTTTGAAAATACTATAAAT